ATTACATCTTTAGCAGTTTCTCTATTACAAAAATTATTATTTATATTATAATTCATATCAAATATGAATTTTTAGATTTGGTATGTGTTAATAGATTATTATTATTTATAAATCTATATAGTTCATCGGCAATTAATTTATATCCATTGTTATTTGGATGTTTACCCTCAGTATGTTCCGCCCAATGTACATTATTCTCCCATACATCCTTTCTATTTGTGTCAACTAATAAGTTCACCATTGTTTTGCATCTGTACCCCCAATATCTATATTCATCGATTAGATTGGTTCTATCCACGTTTTCGTTAATTTTTTTATTGATCATCATATCAAATGCATCACAAAAAACGTATCTAATTCCCAATTCTTTAAATATAAATTGGAGGTGTAAGATGTAATTTTGATTTACAATGTCATAATATGTGTCGTTAAACAAATTGTTAATATAAAAATTTCTAAAATCTTTCTCGACTCTATTATATTTTACATTTTCCCCATGAATACCATCGAAAATATATTTGATTAAGTGTTCTTTTCTTTTATGTCGATTACCCCATATATTAAAATTATCTTCATTCGGAAAAAATGGTAAATCATCTCTTAAGGAAGAGCTCCACATAATAACAACAAAATCATCTTGGGTGATGATTTCTGTTTTTAACTTATGACAAATTGTGTTGAATATTAAATTATTTGAAAATGCACCAACACCGTAGTTCTCAACATTACATTTAAGTAATTCCGATAGGTGTTTTGGCCAACAATATTTTTGTCTCATAATAGTTCTTTCTTCAAGATTCTCAGTGGTAAGTTCTTCACTTAAATTTCCACCAACTCCCTCAGTCCAACTATCACCAAACGCGAATAATCTCATACATTATCCCAAGTGTTTGGTTTTTATCTCATTAACAACCGCTTGAAATGCCGTTGCAATTTTTTCCTTGACCACATTTGATACGGGTGCAATTATTGGTTTAATTGTTTGTGCCGGTCTTTCTATTCTTTCTTTTACTGCCATTTTAAAGTATGTTTGTATTATTTTATTTTATTTCGATTTAAATTTTTGACGGACTAAAATCACATGTTGGGCAATAATTACTATTACACCAATGACCACAATAGTTCCAAGGACACCAACATGAGTTGTGCATCACACTGAAATCACCGTCACCAATATCCACTAAAAATAAATCTGATGGTTCAAAATCTAAGCTATAAATGGTTTTTTGTGCGTGTTCCATCTCCAAACTAGTTATTTCAACTGTGGTTAATTCACTAGTCGAAGCGTCAGTAATGACTAACTTATCACCAACATACATTTTATTAACTTTTTCAAATCTAGTAGATGTTGACCCCGATTCCTCAATATAATATGTTGCAGACGGTGAGTCAGTCCATGTTCTACCATCAGATAATGTTATACGAATATAAATCGTATCAACCGCTGCCGATACCATATGTTGTAAACTAGTTCCAGTTTGGATTAATGTTTCATTATCATTAACTAAATTACTATCCCAACCAAATGTGAAGATTTTTTCATCAAATTTAGATGCTTTATTATCATTAAAATCAGTATAATCAATTGAACGAACATAATCACCTAACGCAATTGTGTCAACATCAGTTAATGTACCGTCTAATTTTAAAATGACACTATCATCGTCAGTATGGTAATTAATTGGGGATGAATTACCTAATTCCTTAGTTATATATTTGTATCTACTTTTTTGATTTAACTTGTTGGTTCCACTTACAAATTCATCTTGAGTGAATGATATTGGAATTATCGTGGATTGTGTGTAACCTCCCATATGAATAATATCCAAGTTAGAACCGTATATTATATCAATACTTCTAATAACTGAATATCTACCATTAACAAGGTTATCTTCTGAGAAGATAAATTCCTGTATTAAATCACTCGTTGTTAATTCACTTTTCAATGTAGATAATTCGCTAGAACTTGATGCTCGATATAAAGCTGGGTATGTGAGTGTACTATAACCTGGATTTCTTGGTTTAACCAATAAATTTGGGGTGTCGGTAATATTAAAGTCAACTTCATCTAATGTATCTAATGATAATGAATCTGAAGTAAAATATGTTTTAGGAACATATGTGGTCCCACTCATTAAAGAGAAAAATTCAAATTTATCCGCACAATATGTTTCGTCTACTAATGCAGTAGTATCAAAAGATTGTCTCAAAATGAATTTATTAGCTGAATCCTCAATATAAGGTACTGTTACCGAATTTACCGGTACCATATATTCCGAGAAAGAAATGTTATTTTCTTCACATTTTTCTTCTAAAATTTTCTTAAATCTGAATTGTTCAGTTAATGGTTTATATGAGTCCAACTCCGTCCAAATGAAATGAAATTCATTAATTTCGTTGTCATTTAACATTGTGAATAACGAATCATAATCTAATAAATCCGCCCCCTGATTATATATTGTGGTGTTGGTGTTTATTTCTAAGAATTTAACCGAACCATTCGATTGAAGTAAATCACTGCCTATTATTGTTGCTTTCATAATTTTTTTTATCTTATTATATAAATATACCGATAACGATAATATTTGTCAAGTATTTTGGTTATATATATGTATATGTTATATCAATGTATTATTATATTTTGTTGGGACAACATCCATGTATTTTGAATCAATTTCTTCCCATTTTTTTTGAGTACACGCATTAAAAGTTTTTGAAAATACTTTTTTGTTTATTGGACAACCACAATCGTTACAATATGCTGACCATTTAATTCCTTTTAGTACTTCTCTTCTATGATCACACCCTAAACAAATGTCCAACCTTTCTCTCGCCTGTTCTTCCTGTTCATCTGTCGGATTATACGATGTCTTCCAAGCTTCAAATATCTCCTTATAATCTATCATATTAAACTTTTTTTTAATTTAGGAAAATCGTAATAATCATAAATACTATCATATTTTTCTTTAAACTCATCGTTTAATGTGATTTTACACTCCATGTGTTTACTTGAATTTACGGAATGGAGTTTAAAAGGTTTTTTTAATGTTTTAGATGTCCAATTCTCAAGTTTATCCATTTCATTAAAATCAAACCAAATAATATTTTGACTATTATTTGTCCAATACGATAATGGGGTTAATAATATATCAATCATATTAACTGCATATACCTTGGTATTTTTCTTAAAAAACTCTTCTTCTGATTTTTTAAATTTTGATGTTACTGAAATATCAATTCTCTCATCCAATATTTTCAAATCTATCAGTAAATCACATATCACTTCCCATCGTTTTTTCTTACTTGATAAATCGTCTTTGGTAAAGAAAAATAACTCATCTAATGTCATATTACTAAAAACATCATAAATTCTGTGAAACCCTGTACGTTGCAAATCAAACAAAACATGTTTATATAAAGAAAAAAATCTTTCATGTCTTTGTCTTTTAACCGCTATAACCGGATACTCATTACCAAATTTATTTTGTAAATCTAAAATTGATTCGTGTCCATGATAAATGTAATTCATAATTTTAGACTTATCAATTGAGTTGAAGTCAATATCTAAATTAGATTTTTCCCACTCCCCGTTGAATGTTTGTAAATTTACTTTATTAAGAATGCACGAATAATTAAATGCTGTTGACGCACATCTCGGTAAACTTAAATAAATAAATTTATTATCTACTAACATTATAATATCGATTGTTTAATTGTTTTACTTGGCCATACATTCAATGAATATCTGGTTCCTTTTATAACCTCGTCGACTGAATGAACTATATTTGAATCAAATATTAATACACTTCCAGCTTTTTTTGGTGTGGTGTGGTTGGTCCCATCTGTAATATATTTAACATACCCACCTTCATAATCATCATTAAGTTGAATGATAAATGTAACAGTTGCACCATTTAAAATTTCATGATTATCGGGGTGCCAATCTAAAAAATCCCCCTCACCATATCTGTTAAATGAATATTTTGGTACTTTAAAATAATTCACTCCTTTGAATGGATTTAGGTTATTTGACAACTCAATAGTCTTATTTGTCAAATTTTTTAATATTTCATTTTCTAATAAATCATCGTAAAAATAACATCCCATTCTTTTATTACCGTCATAACTTACGTTAGATTCAACAAGTTTACCATTTACAATTAATGATGATTTCATTTGTATTAATCCCACGGACTCACCTAAAAGGATAATCTGATTACATTCGTCTTTTGTTAAAAAATCCTCAACGTATTTTACAAACATTATATTAACGATTTTTCTTTTTTAATAAATTCAAACCCAACGTTTCCAGCTAAAACTATTCTATCATTTGTTGAATCGGGTGCGTTATTTGGTGAATGTGGCATATCAGCTTCCATTATTATCAAATCATCTTCTTCAGGTCTAATCCAAAACTCTTGGTTATCCTTACCTTTAAAATATAGAACACCATCTTCTCCGTTCATCACATCCGGCATTTGAATATAGTATACGTATGTGTAATGAGGTACAAATGTTTTAGTATCTCTATTAATATCGGTATGAACATGGAATTTATCAATACCCTTTAATTCTTCATGTCTAAATTGTAGTTGCACTGGATTTTGTGATCGAACGACATTAACCCAAGAGTCGGTGTTTATTTTATTATAAGGTATATTTTTTTCCTCATAGAGTTCTTTACAAAGATTCATACCTTTTTGAACCACGTAATCTAAATTTGTTTCAACCTCAATTTCACCGATAAAATTTAAATTATTATTCCATTCTTTCTTATAACCAAATCCGTCAGTTTTTACATCTGGCTGAGATTCTATAACTGAATACGCCTCTTTTAAAAAAGATGACTTTTCATTTAATTTATTTAGTTTTGTTTTCCAAATATATGTGGTTTCGTCAAAATATAACTTTTCCATAACTTTTTAAATTAACGTATTACTAAATTTTTTTGAATTTTTCTTATACATTGTGTTATAACTATAAAACCCAAAAACTAAACTACGGCTATCGTCTATAATATTTAATGCCGATTTAATTTCATCGTTCGATTTAACAATCAATTCACCCTTTCTATTTACCAACTTTAATAAGTTATCAGGAACATCTACCGTTTTTTGGTCTATCCAAAATTTAGTATCATCTCTATCACACATATATTGATACTTGATGAATAATAAATTTTGTTCATTTAAGTGATTAAAATAGTCATTAAACTCATTTTTATTGATTGGATTAAAATCGAATTTTTTTAATTTTCTTAACAACATAATTGATGTTAACATAGAAGTTGCCTCAAGTGGTTCTAAAAATGACGAAGAGAGTCCGATTGCGACACAATTATTAACCCAAGAATTTTTATATGTGCCAGGATTAAAATTAAATTTTTTCACAATTGTAATTTCCTCTCCAATGTAATCCTCAACCTCTTTTTTTGCCTCAATATCATTAATGTAGTTTGAGTTGAAGGCGTATCCACAACCCCATCTGTGTTGTAGTGGTGCATTCCACATCCAACCACATTTCATCCCAATAGATTTGGTTGTGGTTTCTGACTCATGATTTAAATTATCTTTTTGTGGTAGGAAAAAAGCAATTGCTGAATCGATATTAAGGTATTTGTTATATGAAATCCATTCTTGGTTGTACAATTTACCTATAATTAATCTTGCAAAACCACTGCAATCAAATACAAAATCAGATTGTACTTTAGTCCCATCGGTCAATAAAATTTCATTTACATCTCCATTATCTAATTGATTGAATCCAACTACTTCTGAATCAATATGTTTTACGCCTCTGTTTAAACTTATGTTTTGTAAATAATCCGCGACTAATTTTGCATCAAAATGAAATCCATGTAATGATTTGGGTCCACCGACAAATGGGTGTACCATATTTTTACCGTCTCCCCTCCAATTTACAAATTCATTACCGATTTTTATTGTTGCTTTGGTTTTTATTATAAAATCAACTTCGTCTATACCTAATCCCATTAAAAGATCAGGAAAATTAGTTGTACTCGATTCACCAGCACCAAGTATTCCAATGTTAGAACTAGAAATCAATGTAATATTAACATCTGCCCAATTTTTCTGTATAAAAAGTGATGTTAACCATCCAGCGGTACCACCACCAATAATAACTACATTTTTCATTTTTTATTATTTTCTTTTCTTAGTCCAAACTTAATCCACTTATACCATACTCTCTCATGTAGATAGTATTGGATGGGTTTATATACCAATTCTGCAACACCGAAGGCTGCACCTACTTTAACATCACCACTTACCCACCACATTATACCAAATCCAATTAAGGTAGATATAATACGGTAAGATATTGTTTTGGCGATGTGTCTTTTTCTTTCTACTATCATTACCCTTTGTTTTCATCGTAAGTAACTGTTCCATCTGGTTTCATATGACCAGTTCGAATTGCCGTACCGCTAATAACCGCAACATCTGCGGGTGGTTCATGATAGATTACATCATAACCAACACCTCTACCGTAGTTGATACTTTCAATGTCGGGAATGATTGAGATTAACACTCTATCAAAATTATCTTTGAAAAAAGGTTCGTTTGATAATTCATGTAAAATTTGAATTGCGGTTTTAGGATTGTTCTCATCTTGAGGGACATCTCTAATTGCAACCCAAACATTTTTACCTTTTTCTAATTGTTGGTTGATTAACCATTCGTGACCTTTGTGCCAATTTTGCCAACGGCCTACGTACAATGCATACTTTTTACTCATAAATCTATTCTTTTAATTAAATCAATAAATGACTCTACGTCAGATACGTTTGTTGTATCCACATCAACGTAATTCTCTTCAGGTTTTTCGTAATCGGCAACGTGAAAATTCTCACGACCTCTTTCTTCTGTGGTATGAACGTAAATCTCAACCGCCTCAGATTTGTCTTTAAAATCTTCTCGTTGGTCTCTGTAAGGTGAAACTAATGAAACAACAACATCATGACCTTTTTCATTCATGAAAAGAGCAATGTCTTGTGCTCTTTCGATGTTCTTTCTTCTACCCGCTTCGGAATAGTCTTTATTTTTAAAAATGTCTCTAAGGTCATCCCCATCGATGTGTAGGACTTTACTTGTGTTCGTTAAAAACGCAACCAAGTGTTTTGCTAATGTGGTCTTACCTGCACCAGGCTGACCTGTAAACCAATATATCATGAATATAATATAATAAAAATAATCCTAAAAGTCAAATTATATTTTGTTTTTAAGATTATTCAGTTCAATTGTTAATTCATTCATTTTTTCGGTCCTAAATCTCGCGTCTGTTTTATAATAATACTTCTCAAGCCAAACATGATAATAGTCTAAATTTTCCTCGTGGTCAACTCTATTTGGATCTTTAACCCAAAACAAACCTTTACCAGGTAGTTTAGGTCCCAAAACAGGTAGTTCGGGATATGACATATATAACCTATTCTCAATTGTCTCAACTTTTGATTCACATTTTCTAACACTATAACCCATAATACCTTGGTCGGCTAATAACCATAACCATTCGGGTATTTCGTCATATTTTCGTGTGATTAAATCTATGTGTTTTTTGAGGTACTCATCTCTAAGTTTCTCACAATTCATTAATATGAAAGATGTGTTTGGCATCATCATATTTTGAGCAAAGTCAGGAATACCTCCAATCTTGTCTAATTGATGTTCAAATACAAAGAACTCTCCTCTTTGTATTTCCCATTGAGTGTGGACTAAATCATAATTGTTAACCCAAGATGGTAGATGTCCTCTGACTATAAAGTCCAAATCTAAAAATAGATAAGGTGTTGGCTCTTTACCGATTACTATTGATTTTCCTGTTGTCCAAAATCTACCAGGATTTACTTCAGGGTACTCGTTGTTAAAATTTTCTAAGGTATCAATGTCAACCTCATCCCATAAATTCAACATACCCTTTTTTTCGTAGAATTCATAACCTACTTTATCGGTATATAGTTTAGTTGTTCCAATATATTTTTTCGCACTTCTAACTGCAACTTCTTGTATTAATAATTCATAATCGACAATGTCATATTCATTGTCAGGTAATTCAAACATCTTAAGATGGTTATATCCTTGTGCATCCTTTTTATAAAAAAATGGTGCGGTCCAATTAACAAATATTGCTTTCATATAAACGTATTCCTATATTATAATGACCCTCTTCGTTCGGGTGTTTATCACTTTTCATTACTTGGTCTGGTTTTGTATCACCCAAGGTCCATTTATTCTCATCAACCCAATTCATTATTGATAAATTATCTTCATCTGTACTTGTTGGGAAATTAATAAAGTGTTCTGTCCTAAATGGTTTAAAGTCGTTATCCAAACATAATATTCTATACCTAATACCAATCTTACTCTGCAAAAAACTTAAGGTATTAAAAACTCTATGGTATTTGTGATATATGGTATGTGGTGCCCAATGATTCATGTAGTCACATAATAGTATGAACTGGTCGTTAGTAATTGGGAATCTATCTCTACCTCCTGAGTATTTGTTCATAAGATCAAACATCAAGTTTAAATCTCTCGTTAAACCAGCACTGGTATAATAGAAATCGTTATTTAATTTAAATCCTTCTCTTGTACCAGCAGTGAATTGATATATAATCAAATCGTCTTTATTAAAACGGTTCATATTATATGTCAATCGATTGAAACATTCTTCATGACACATTGCACTTTCGGCATGATTCTCATACTCTACTCCTAATTTTTCTGAGAGGACTCCTGTGTAAGTCTCACTCATACTCATATAATGATCCGTTGAAAATGAACAACCGAAGGTCCAAATTTTATTGATGGGTGAAGTAGACATTCTTTTTTATTAACGATTCAATTTTATTATGTAATATTAGTTCGGTATTTCTTTTAATGTCACCAATTGTAAAAATGGTATCGACAGGTCTCCCAAAAATTACCGATGGTTCGTATTTTAAAATATAACTCTTAAAATCGGATTGTGAATAGATGAACATTGCAAATTCCTCTATTAACGTTGTTAGTTTATACTCTATTGCAATGTCGTATAATCTACTTGGTATGGATTTGTTTGCACAATAAATGAAACCAGCATTAGGTAAGACAATAATATCCTCCTCCCTCCAACCGTATTTTTCCATTTCTATTATTTGTTGGTTGGTCCAATTTTTTGCACCAGTATCCAATAATTTATCGGTTAATGAAAGATATTCATTTGGGTATGAATATGTCGGCATCAAAAACTCTTTATTGTCAAACTCACTGAAGAAATCATCATCCAAATCCCTTTCAATTTCAACATCCCAATCCATAAAAATAAACTTATTATGATTTAACGACGCTTCTTTTAATCCAATTAATTTATGTAGAAACTTAGTGTTCTCATTGTTGTGTATTGTATTCTCATTTGACATTAATACACACTTATAACCTAAGTCAATTAGTTTATTATAGTTATTTGAACCCCAAACGTACACTGTTTCGTTATAAAGTGGTGTAGGTTTAATATCCTTAAAGTCACCCCATAAAATTCTAACAAACTCAATACCTCTTGTATCCATTGGGTGAAATATTTGATGTGAATTTATTTTCCACTTGTGTAAATTGTGGTATGTTCGTTGTTTGTTTTCTTACTGTGGTTAATTTGTTTAATTCCCAATCATATGCTTGTGTAATTTGTTTAGAACCAATCTCATTAAGTATTTTACAGGCTCCTTGGTGTGAAACAAAATATGAGTAACAACCAAACGGTGTTCCTACATTAAAAATATCGAAACCATTAAAATCAATATTGTTAAAATCGATATTACCAACGTAATCAATATCATCTTCAATAATTAAAAGATTGGTTTTGTTTTTACACGAATAATCCAACAAATTTATGTGACTCATGAATGTAGCCATAACCGCTTTCTGATTTATGTCCCATTCATAAAAATCTGTATTTGAGAAATACCTCGTCTCAATTTCTTCACTAATTTCATTTGGTTGAACGGCATCGAAGTAATCAAAGTCGATTCCCATCTTATCTTTAATGGTTAACATATGACTTCTTCTATCAACATCTTTCTTAAGTGATATACAAAAAGTTTTAAAGGTGTTCAAAATAATTATCTTTTGTTATTTTAGTTTTGATAAAGTTCGATAGTTTTTTTTCTTCGTCATTCCAAAAATCTAAATTATGATTCTTACCTGAAATTACTGTAGGTTCAACGTTATTTATGTACCAATCTAATCCAAATGGTTTAGTGTATAATAACACAGACAACTCATCGGGTATTCCTTGTAAATCATTAAACTTTATAATTTTCAATAAATCTTCAATTATCTCAATGTCATTACAATAGAAAAATCCTGTGTTGGGTAAAACATATGAATCACCTAAAATATGTGAGTGTCTTGATATATTTTTATTTAATACATCAAAAAATCTATTCATCACTTCATCATCCGTTTGTGATTTCATAACGTCAAACGCACTTATTGGATAACAATATAATGGTACTTGTAATGATGAACCTTTTGCTTTTATTTGATTGTAGAAGTTCTCATCTAAAGGTTTTGTTGGAACACAGTCCCAATCTAAAAATAATACTTCGTCAAATAATTGTAACGCAATTTTAATACCTAAAATTTTATGAGTCAGACTACCATAACTAACAAACGTATGATTATTTGCAATACTATAATCATATGGTTCGTCATTAATGAGATGACAGTCATACCCTAATGAAATTAGTTTATTGTAATTTTCATTACCCCAAACAAATACCTTTTCGTTAAAATTATATTTCTTTGCGTTGATTATTTGACTTGAATATCTTTCAAAGTCACCCCATAATATTCTGATAATCTTCATGTTATAATAACTTTACCCCTCCGTCCTCCATGTTGAAGTTGATTACACATCTATGGGTTTTACCGTAAAATGGTTTCACTGAATGGACAATGTCATAAGGCCAAATTATAAGTGCTCCTTTTTTAGGACGTATGAAATATGACATCCCTCTAATATGAAATGTAAAGACTCCACTATATGGATGGTCCGCAATTGGGTCACCATCTGACAAATAATAACCACCAACAAAACTAAGTGGGGTTTCCTCTTCAGGAGACCAACGACAATGGTTATGTTTATTGTGACCTCTACCAGATGTTGGATTGTAAAATTGTATCCAACTCTCGGTTATTTTCGGATTATCACTATGGGATTTGTTAATTTTATCCAATAGTTCGGTGTAACCCTCTTCACATCGTTTTCGTATTAATTTAACACACTCTTCTTTTCGATTTAAGAAATTATTAGGTGGGACCGAAAAACGACTACCTATTGGATTGAACTCAGTTGGTTCAACCCATTGGTCATATCTATAATACTCAACCTTGTAATTTGATTGCCTTTCAATATCATATTGTTCAGGTAATTCTTGACCCATGAGTTTTTCTTTTTCACTCAATTCATTGAATCCTAAATTAAAAACTTCATCGTGCAAATCGTGGTCGTTATATTCTTTATAGAATACAGGAATAGGTGCAAGATGAAAAATATTCTCTTGATTGGTTGGTATTAATGGTTTATCAAAATACATAAATTAGTGTTTATAGATAAATGGATCTCTCTTTCTAAGTTCTTCTAATTTCTTTTTGAATTCTTTTTCTTTTTTTCTTTTTGCGATTTTGGCTTTCACCCAATTAATAAGTTTCTTTATCATATTTTTATTTTTTATATACTATGTAATTTCCCATAACCAAAACATCCATTTCAGTATCTACAAATGTAAATAATGCATCTTCAGGAGTTAGGACCATGGTTTTATCTTTTACGTTAAAAGATGTGTTTAATAAAATTGGATACCCACTTAATTTTTCAAATTCTTTTAGTAATAGATAGATTTTATTATATGGTGTAACAGATTGTATTCTAGCGGTTCCATCAATATGTGTTACAGATGGTAATTTATCTTTATATTCATCTTTTACTTCAACAACTTGATTCATATAAGGAACATACTCTTTTGATTTAAAGT